CAGTCGGGGTATTTTTTTCTACCTACATCCCAAACCTATTTCATGTCTATAAAAGTTTCGATATTCGATTCACACCGCAACGTCACGCCAGTAAATTCTGCTGACCTCAACACCATTCTTGCCAACATCAAAGATGGACGATGGCAGGATTACATCCTTGACTACCGAACAGGGAAAACAGGGAAAGACAGACTGCCAGCATTCACCACAAGCGGAGAGTTCAAAGCACGCAAGTCCGACCAGCTCATCCAGCACAGCGGCTTTATCTGCATGGACATCGATGAGCAGGACAACCCAAACATCGAAGAAGGTGCTGCCAAGTTGCGCCACGATCCACTGCTATACGCGATGTTCCGCTCCGCTGGAGGCAAAGGCTACTGCGCCATATTTTCTATTGATCCGAACAGGCACCTCGACGCTTACCTTGGAATTGAGAAGCGCATTGCAGACAGGTACGAGTTAATCGTTGACCGTGCCTGCAAGGACGTCACCCGACTGCGCTATGTCAGCTATGATCCAGACCTCTACATCTCAGAGAAAAAGCCAGCACGATTCAAAGACTACCTGCCAAAGCCATCGGCACCGATGCGAGCGCAGTACGTCGGCAACGAATCAGATAGCGACTACATGATCGCGCAAATCGTAAGTCGCAACATAAACCTATGCGAAGGCTATCAAGACTGGTATCGCGTTGGCTGCGCCTTAATCAGCAAATACAAAGACGATCCGAAAGGACTGGATCACTTCCACACCCTGTCGCAGATGAGTGCTAAGTACAACGCACAAAAGTGCGACGCTAAATACGCAGAGTTGCAGCGATCCTCACGTCGTGAAATCACATTTGCAACACTCGTCTACATGGCGCGCGCCGCTGGCGTAGAAACGCAGACCGAGCAGACTAAGCGAATCGAGCGCATGTCGCTGATTAACCGAGCGCGTGTTGGTGTCGCTGGTGGCTTCCGATCTACGGACGACGCACGCAAGGAAACCATCAGCTACCTCACCGAAGTCGACGGCCTTGAAGATGTAGAAGACCGAGTCACGCAATCATTTGCGCTGGAAGAAAAAGACATCGAGAAGCCAAGTGCTGATGAAATGCTCGACGCACTCAAAACATTTATCGGAGGCATCAATATCCGCTTTAACGAAGTCACAAGGAACTACGAGAGATCAGGAGAGCCAGTGACTGATCGCGAACTCAACACGATTTACCTGCAAGCCGTTCACGCCTACGGATCAAAGGTTAAAAAGCAACTCGTCTTTGACATTATCGACTCCGAAAACACAGCACGATATAACCCATTTGCAGAGTTCTTCGCTAAACACGCCTCACGTCAACCGAGAGGCAACTTCATCCAGTTGGTGGACTGCATACACGCAAAAGGTCATGATCCCTTCTACGTCGCTAATTTCCTTAAAAAATGGCTACATGGCGTAGTCGCATCCATGCACTACGACTACTCCGTCATCTGCCTTGTTCTGACAGGAGCGCAAGGCATCGGCAAGACAAATTTCTTCCGATACCTGCTACCCGAAGAACTGCGCTCGTATTACGGTGAATCAAAACTCGATGCCGGTAAGGATGATGAGATTCTGATGTGCAAGAAGATAATACTGTGCGATGACGAATTTGGCGGAAAGAGCAAGCAGGAGGCGAAGAAGCTGAAAGAACTTTCCAGCCGACAGACATTTACAATACGCAAGCCTTACGGCAAAGTGCATGAAGAGCTGCGACGAATAGCAGTCTTGTGCGGCACGTCAAACGAGGCCGAAATAATAAATGACCCGACCGGCAATAGACGCATCGTGCCGATTGACGTGGTCAGCATTGACTGGGATAGCTACGAAGCCATCGACAAAATAGACCTGTGGGTTGAGCTATACAACGAATGGAAGGCAAACCCAAAGGCATGGTATTTAGATACGCAAGACACGGCGTACCTCAACAACAACACGATGGACAACGAACAGCCAAGTTTGGAGCGCGAGTTGATAGTCAAGTACTTCAAGCCGCCAAGCACAAACGTGCAGAAGTGGATGACGACGAGCGAGATAAAAGTCTACATCGACCTGAACTCAAGGCAATCCGTAAGCCTCCACAAGACAGGTCAGCAGCTGAAAGCACTCGGCTACATCCAGCAAAGCCGCCGGGAAGAAGGAAGCAAGTGTCCAATCAAAAAATGGCAAATATGCCCCAGCGACTTGGAAACGTACATTCCCCCAATTTTGTAGTAAGATGTAGTTACTACAAACGCACTTTTGAAACCCTATATGCGCGTGAATATTATTCATATCGTCATCATATAATACATACTCTTTTTATTAAAAAAGTCTTACTACACTTACTACAAATGCAAAAAACGCCCTCCATGATATTGCAAAGGCCGTTTTTTTGTAGTAACTTATCTTGCAAAAAACCTACTACAAACCAACTACAAGTGACTACACTCCGACCTTATCAGCAAAAAGCCATTGAGCAGCTGCGCGTTGCCATTGGCGAGGGCAACAGGCGCGTGATCCTCTGCGCTCCAACAGGTGCCGGAAAGACGGTAATGTTCAGCGCAATGGTAAAATCCGCGCTAAGCAAAGGCAAGAAGGTGCTGATCGTCACCGACCGCGTCGAACTGCTGACGCAAACAGACGGCGCACTGACGCGCTTTGACGTTTCACCAATAGCCATCAAGCAAGGCAAAGCAAAGCTGCAGCCATCAACATGCTACATCGCGATGATTGAATCGCTGAACCGACGAATGGCAAAGGCCGAATACGAAAAGATGATGCAGGATATTGACCTCGTAATCATCGACGAAGCGCACAAAGGCAGCTTTGACAAACTCTTTGCCTACATTCCGGAAAAAGCAACGGTCATAGGCGCGACAGCAACGCCGCATCGCGAAGGCAACCAAAAGGCGCTCAAGGAATTCTACACGAAAATCGTCGACCCTGTCACCATTCGCGAGTTGATAGACGATGGCTACCTCGCCACGCCAACGACGTACAGCGTGCCAGTTGACCTAACAGGAGTGCGAACATACAACGGCGACTACGATGCGGCGCAACTGGGGGTAGCGTACAGCAAGCAGAAGGTCTTTCGCGGCGTGATAACGAACTACCTCCTTTACTGCTCAAATAAGAAGGCGCTGGCATTTGCGCCAAGTATTGCGTCGAGCAAAGAACTATGCAAAGAACTGCAAGACGCAGGACTGCCAGCGCGACACTTGGACAGCACGATGAAAGCGGATGAGAGGCAGGAGGTGTTGGCGTGGTTCAAAGACAGTGCAAACGGCATCCTGTGCAACTGCGGCATCTTGACGACTGGCTTTGACGATCCAAATGTTGAAGTCGTAATCCTCTACCGCGCGACAAAGTCGCTGCCGCTATACTTGCAGATGTGCGGCAGAGGCAGCCGGGTGACACCGACCAAGAAGGAGTTTACCATACTGGACTTTGGCAACAACAGGGAGCAGCACAAGGCGTGGGAGTTTGACCGCGTTTGGATGCTGGAGAAAAAAGCCAAGAAAAGCAAAGGCATTGCACCGCAGAAGAACTGCAGGAAGTGTGGCTACATGATGCCATCAGGACTTGCCGAGTGTCCATCGTGCCACTACGTCGCACCTGTCAAAATCGGAGAGATGGGCGAAGAAGTTATCCTGCAAATCAACCCGAACTACACGCCAAGCGACTACCGCAAGATTGCGAAGGAGGCTACACTGAAAGAAGTGGCGGCATTGATTAAGCTGAAGAAGATTAAGCTGTACTGGGTGCTGCACACGCTCATCAATGACAAACACACTGCCAAGCATTTGCTAAATTTGTGCGGCTACAAAAGGGGGTATTTTATGATCCTTCAAGACCTTAAAAACGAACACAATCAACCACTATTCTCATGTCTTCAGAATTCAGACTTCAATCCCAGTGTTTCGTCTATCACTGGAACAACTACCAAGCAGAGCGCGGATTACTCTTTGCGGTGAACAACAACAGCAACAACAGCTATCAAGGCGCAGTCATGAAGGGCATGGGTGTCGTTGCTGGTGTCGCGGATATGCTATACCTGTCGCCGTCAGGGATGATAGCGCTGGAGTTTAAGACCGAAACAGGTAGGCAAAACGTGGCGCAGAAGATTTGGCAGATGCAGATCGAAGCTGCAGGATACAAGTACTACATAGTTCGATCACTGGATGATTTTCTAAAAGCAATCAACAAACCAACCACCAACCAATGAATAGACAAAGGGAGTTCTACTACTACGCCGAGCAGGTGACCAAGCGCACTAAGATCGGATTGCGTCAGATGCAAAGCCAAGACCGCCACCGCGACATCACCGAATCGCGCCAGTGCCTGATGTACCTGCTTAAGTTCAAGATGAAGCTGACGCTGATGGAGGCGGGCGAACTGATGCGCCGCCACTACTCAACGGTGCAACATGCGCTTCAAGTCATCCAAGACATCCAGCGTTATCAGGGCAAGTACCTGTGGCTCGACAAAGTGAGGCCGTACCAGAACCACAACATCAGACCAAAAGATACTATGTATATTTGCGACCAATGTGGAGGCACGCACAATCATACTAACGCTTTACACGAGCGGCAAGCTGCGGCAGATAGCACGCCAGCTGGCTACGCCTGACCTTGCGCCAGACCTTGAACATGAACTCGTCATCAGACTCTATGAAAAGCCAGCCGAAAAGATCGAAGCCATGCACGCCGGAGGCTACCTCAAATTCTACATCGTGCGAATGGCTATCAACCTTTACCGAAGTCGAAACTCTAAATTTCAACGCGACTTCCGACACAATGAACTGCGCGAGGAAATCGCCGATCAGCAGCTGGAGGCAGCTGATGAGCCGTATGATGCAAGGCCTGATGCAATATTTAACCGGGCGCTCGAAGTCATGGATGGCTGGGCAAAAGCCGGCGCTTACCCGTACGACAAGCAGCTATTCCTCCTTTGGCTCGATTTGGGTAACAAGAAACTCATCGAGCGACTCACCAAGATACCTTGGCGATCAATTTCGTACACAATCAACAACTGCAAGCAACGACTAAAACATGAACTTGGATCTGATTACTATATTGCTTTTGGCCACTATGACTTCCTTGGCGATGAACCGCTATAACGTCCTTCCAGCGTGGTACTACCGCTACGCGAGGTGCAAGCCGCTGACCTGCCTAACCTGTCTTGCGTTTTGGTGGGGCGTAGTTCTGACCATCACAACCTCCAGCCTTCCTTGGCTGCTTGCCATACCGGTTGGCCTATCCGCTGCCGGTCTGACGGTGCTGACCATTAAACTTTCGGAGAAATGACACTTGACGAAGCAATGCAGGTGCTATCGGTCAAGCACAAGCTCGACGGCTACTATGCCTCGCAGACGATGTCGCTATCCCCGGGCGAGGTGTCGATGCTGGAGAACGTCGCCAACGCCAACGGCTACGGACGGACGAACTGGTGGTGTGGATCATGCGCCGTTTCGCGGCTGCAGGAGATGATGGCAGCCGCAATGGACGCTCGCGCACGATTTGCGACTGAATGATATTTATAGATATGACACACCAACCCGACATCACAATCGAACAGGACGCGCGAGCATTGGACTGGCAGGATCGTGGACATTTGTTGACAAACCTGTCAAACGTCCTCGATTCGCTCGAAGACAGTACAGCACCCAACGCGATGCACGCCAAGGTCGCGGTCATAGAAAAGATCATTGACATCGTTACAAACATGGAGGCATGAATAAAGCAGGCAGACCACCGAGTTTTGAAACGCCTGACGAAATGTGGGAGGCGTTTTCCGACTATTGCAAGAAAGCGAAGGCAACACCTGTACTGGTTGAAGACTATGTTGGCGTCAAGGCCGATAAAGTGCATCGTGAGCGTGAGAACCCACTGACGTTTGAGGGCTTTCAAGTCTATTGCTATGAGCAGGGAATCGGCAAGAGCATCGACCAATACTTCACCAATCCGGATGGGAGATACGACAAATTTGTGGAAATCTGTACGCGCATCAAGACCACGATCCGCGCTGACCAAATCAGGGGCGGCATGACTGGCATCTACAATACGAGCATCACGCAGCGCCTCAACGGCTTGGCTGATAAGACACAAGCTGAAGTCAAAATCGAACAGCCGCTATTCAATGACTGAACTAATACACGGCGACTGCATCGAGGTCTTGCGTGCTATGCCTGATTGCAGCGTTGACGCTGTTGTTACTGATCCGCCGTATGGCCTGTCGTTCATGGGTAAGAAGTGGGACTACGATGTGCCGGGTGTCGAGGTGTGGGCGGAGTGCCTTCGGGTGTTGAAGCCCGGCGGTCACTTGCTTTGTTTCGCGGGAACACGGACGCAACACAGGATGGCGGTGCGGATTGAGGACGCGGGTTTTGAGATACGCGATATGATAGCTTGGGTGTACGGGTCGGGGTTTCCGAAGTCGCTGGATGTGAGCAAGGCGATTGATAAGATGGACGCAGCGCAAGAGCAGCAGGTGAGGCGATACCGATTCACGGAGTGGGTTAGGTCAACAGGTATCACATCAAAGCAGATTGACGAGGCAACCCAAACAAATATGGGTGGGCATTACACTACGGCAGCAAGTCAACCAGCAATAATGACCCGTGAGCATTTGGAGGCTTGCCGTCATTTGCTTGGCGAGATTCCTGAATGGGTGGAACGTGAGGCAGACATTCGAAGCGTTGAGAGCAAGAACTTTGCCGAGCGGGAGGTGATTGGTAAGATGGAGAATCCTGCATCATCAATTTATTCGCAATCCGAAAATGAAATGTCAAGAGATGTGCCAATAACCGCCCCCGCCACCCACGAAGCCAAGCAATGGGAAGGCTGGGGGACTGCGCTCAAGCCCGCACTTGAACCGATAACAGTGGCTCGGAAGCCGCTGATTGGCACGGTAGCGGAGAACGTCCTGCAACACGGCACGGGTGCGATTAACGTGGATGGGTGTAGGGTGGGAACGGAGCCACCAGCACCACGCAACGCACCTAAGAAAATCATTCGCGGCGGCAAGTTTCACGCATCCGCTGATTCAGGGCAGGAAATGAGCCACTACAACCCGACACAAGGCCGCTGGCCCGCCAACTTCATTCACGATGGAAGTGAGGAGGTGACCGACCTGCTTGGTTCAGCTGCGCGCTTCTTCTACTGCGCCAAGGCAAGCAAGCGCGACAGGGATGAGGGGTGCGAGGGGATGGAGGAGAAATCTGCCGCTGAATGCGTGGATCGGGTTGAAGGAAGTGCAGGAATGAACAGCCCAAGAGCAGGGGCAGGAAGAACAAGCGGATCGCGCAACCACCACCCCACCGTCAAACCCACCGACCTGATGCGATACCTGTGCAGGCTCGTAACGCCACCCGATGGACTTGTGCTCGACCCGTTTATGGGATCAGGAAGCACAGGCAAAGCGGCGGCACTCGAAGGCTTTAGCTTCATCGGCATTGAACGCGAGGCCGAGTACGTCGCAATAGCACAGGCACGCATCAACCACGTCACCAATGACTGACGCAATCACCGATGCCGTTGTTGTCCAACTTAGGACAAGAGCCGAGGCGGGAAAGCGGAAGTACGGCACAACAATGGAGCGCGATGACCTTTCTCCACTGCAATGGCTGCAACACTTGCAGGAGGAGTTGATGGATGCGGCGGTCTACGTCGAGAAGCTGAAGGGGGAAATTGGGGAGAAGTAGTTATATTTGTAACCTAAACCAAACCAAAACAAATGACACGAGAACAAATTTCATTTTTAAAATCCCACTCCGTTGAGATTAACTTTTTTGACCGCGGATGCGTGGTTAGAGTTGGATGCAAGTCTTTTGCCTTTGAAAGTACTGAAGAGGCAATTGCCGACCTGCAAGAGTACGTCAAAAGACCTCTTGAAATTGGCAAAATTTATGCTCCTGACTATTTTGGTGGAGAGGAGTTAACTCCAGTACAAGTAAAATACTAATCAAGAACACAGTCAGGTGGCGAAATTGGTTAAACGCGTGGTAGCAACGCCAGCCCATATAGGTGAGATGCCTTGATTACAGGTTCGAATCCTGTCCTGACTACGAGGCTATGTGGTGGAAAGGCACACACACCCCAATGGCGGGGTTTATTGCAGGTTCAAATCCTGCCATGGCCACAAAACCATTTCGTTGACGTCAACAAAATGATATTAGAAAAAACCGAAGTAGTTTAAGTGGTAAAACGACAATTAGGGAGTGCGCACCCCGACCGTAAACAGAAGTTGTAAACGTGGGTTCGAACCCCACCTCGGTTACAAATGGCATTTCATCACACCACCGCGATAAAGCGCATCAGGCGGATGACGGCTCGCAAGAAAGTCATCCAAGGCGGAACGAGCGCGGGCAAGACCTACGCGATCCTCGCAGTGTTGATCCACATAGCAGCCAAGGCCAAGACCGAGATCAGCGTCGTATCTGAATCAATCCCGCACCTGCGACGTGGTGCGATGAAGGATTTTGGCAAGGTCATGCAGTGGACGAACCGTTGGCGTGACGAAGGTTGGAACAAGACGCTGCTAATATACACCTTCGTTAACGGCAGCACGATTGAATTCTTCAGCGCAGACCAGGAGGCTAAGCTACGCGGCGCACGGCGACAGGTGCTATACATAAACGAAGCCAACAACATCGAGTTTGAGGCGTACCATCAGCTGGCCATCCGAACAAGCGAAGCCATCTACATCGACTTCAACCCGGTGTCGGAGTTCTGGGCGCACACGGAGGTCTTAGCCGAGCAAGACAGTGAGTTGCTGGTGCTGACATACCGCGACAACGAGGCACTGCCGGCAACGATCCGCGATGACATCGAAGCGGCGCAGGTCAAGGCGGCGACATCGACGTACTGGGCGAACTGGTGGAAGGTCTACGGCTTGGGCGAAGTCGGATCACTGCAGGGCGTGGTCTTTGACGATTGGCAGCAGGTCGACGGCATCGACTTTGCAGGTGATAAGCTGGTCGCCAT